CAGGAGCCGAGCTATGAATGACTTCGTGAGGTCCGTCTGGCTGCTGATCTACACCATGCCGGTGGCGTTGGTGCTGCTTGCGGCGGTGCTTGAATACGTCACGAACCGATGAAGGGCAATCTTGCCGAATGGGCGCTCGTCGCGGCCATGCTGGTCATCTTCGTCATCTTCTGGCTCGTCGTCGGGGAGCTGATGCGATGAGTGGCCGCGAAGATGAACTGCTGCTCATCGTGAGGTTCATATGCGTCAGATGACCACTGCCGAGTTCGCCAAGTCGAACCTGGCCGCACTTGAAGAGCCTGTAGAGGTTCGCCGCTACACGAAGGTCGTCGGGACGTACTACCCGGAGTCCTTCGCGCCAATCGCGGCCCCGGAGGCCCTCAATCTCGCCCTGGACGCCAGCCTGACCCAGGTCGCGGCCCAGAAACGGGTCGATGACCTCGAGGACGAGGTGAAACGCCTCAAGCAGCTCCTTTCGGAGCGCGGGATCTCGTCCGACAAGCTCCATGTCTGGGGTTTGGACGCTTTCCCGGCCAAAGTCGCCGCGAACAGGAAGGAGGACCCGTTTTCCGGCCTTTCCAAGCAAGACAGGGAGTTTTTCGAGCGCAAGCTGGGAAAGAAGAAGTAGGATGGCGGAAATCGCCACTTTAGGAGGTCAACCGATGGCTACAGACGCAGGACCATGGCAAGGCATGTCCCAGGAGGAGTGGATCTCCCGCATTTCCCCGTGGCCGGTGCCGTGGGTGGTGCGGGAGGTCCCAACTCCACTCAATACTGCCGAGACGCTCTACCAACTCGAAGAACTGGGTATTCGCTTCGGTATCACGGAAAGTGAACTGCGCGTGCTGGATGGTAACCGCTAATGCGTAAGAGAGACCTCGAGAATGGTCCGATGAACGTCCACCAGGTCGCCGTTGCGCTCGGCATTCACCAACAGAGCGTGAAGCGCATTCCGGCGTCGGATCTGCCGTTCTTCCGCGTCAACAATCGCGGTGACCGTCGATACTTCCGAGAAGACCTCGACAACTACATCACCACCCGAATGGCGGTCTAGGAATGACGCCCGAAGAGGTCATTTCAGCCGCAAACGCGATGAACGAGAACGGCGACTACGACATCCTGCTCATGGAACCCCAGGAGCAGTTCAATCCCTGTTTGGTCGGCATCGTGGAGCGTTTCAACTCTGTTTTCGTCGTGTACTCGAAGAAATGCATCCTGGCGGCCCTGGAAGCCGAAATGGACCCAGATCCCGACTATCCGCCCGAAATCGCCGCCCTGGAGCACTACAGCTTCAATATCGTCGGTGGATGGGTCGGAGACGGGACTCCAGCGTTCATGCTCGACGAGGAGGTGTGATGTTCGACCCCATGGAAATCCCATTGGTCCCGGGGGCCGGTGTTTCGCCGCTGCGAACGCCAGAACCGCGACACCCTGACCAGATGACGGCGTTCCCGACTGCCGTCGACACGACGTTCGCGGCAGATGGAAATCCGATGGCAGTGATGATCCGGGTGAGTTTCCACCGAGCGCCTCGCCAGAAGTGCGTGGTTTGCGGGAAACGGCGAGTGGGGTTCTGGATCGGCCTGGGTGACGTTATCGCTGGGCCGATCCTGTGCGCCAAGTGCGCCGGTATCCGAGCGTGAGCATCGCCCTGTTCGATGAACCACCAAGAGTCTCCATCAGGGATGGATACAGCCCGTTTCGCAATGGCCTTCTGCTGGGGATCCAGATCGGCTCCACGTTCGATGGGATCGTCCTCCAGGAGGATGGTTCAGTCACCCTCATCCCGGTAACAGGCTTCACTGTCGACTGGCGTTACAACGTCCTGACCGACAAGTGGGCTGATATTGATGCCCAACAACCCAACCAAACTGACCAGTTGACGTAGCGAAGCACTAGCGCGGGATGTAGTCTTCGGGTATAACTGCATACAGGGACGTTCAGGCGGCGGCTCCACCTTCTCTTGGTTGACCTCCGAGGGCGTTGAAGACGTCGCCAGGCCCCGAATGGACGGGTCGGCCTTTATGGGCTGGCCCGTCCCTTTTTCGTCCTGAGGAGGACTATCGCCGCGTGAGATACATCGTCGTTGAGAGGTCGTTTGCCTCGACGCACAGAGACCCCGAGGAGAGCGACCATCTCCACGGCCACACCTTTCATGTGGTGGTGACCGAACTCGGGAACGATGCCGGCGTGAGGGAGATCCTGGCTGACCACCTGGGCGATGTGCTGGTGGAGCTGCACCTCCATAGCCTCGACGACATGCTGGTCGGAGGCTCCCAGACCCTGGACGGGATCGCCGCCTGGGTCATGGAGAGACTACTCATCAACCATCCACGCATAACCAAGACCGAGGTCTGGGCAGCAGACCGTCCCGGCGTTCGCGTGGGAGTGATGCGGGAGATCAGATGAACGCCAAGAATGACTACGTCCTCCTCGAGCGCGAATACATCACGGGCGACATGAGCCTGCGTGAGTTGAGTCGTCGTCACGGCATCACCAATCACTCCCTCATCACCGTTCAGGCCCGCAAGCGCGAATGGGCACGCAAGCGCGGTGAATACCAGGTGGGGTCCTCCAACAAGGCCATCATCTACATGGCCGACCAGGAGGGTGCCCGTCGTGCCCGGGAGGCCCGCGTCCGCGATAACGCCATCGACGCCATCGACGAGGCGATTACCAAGCTGCGCTCGGACATGAAGTCGACGTACAAGGTACTCAGGGGAGACGTGTGGGAGGACGAGCCGCGCATCGTCATCGAACCCAAGGACGTCGCCATCCTGATCGACCGACTCCAGGTTCTCTTCGGCAATCCTTCCACGATCACTGAGGAGCGGAGTCTTGGCATCAACCTCCATAGCGGCCCCATCGACGCAGACATCCTCAGAGGCATTGTCGAAGCTACTCGGGGCCTCGGGCCTGTCGTCGGAGGAACTGCAGGCTCTCCGATCCCACGCCTTGATCGAACTCGCGAGAACTGACGGGCCAGAGGCGGTCTTCGCCTACGGTGAGTACGTCTTTGGATACGTTCCGTCTGACCACCACCGGGTCATGGTTACCGAGACGCTCGACGCCATCTACCACCGCGAGAACGAGGTCTACCTCCTGCCGCGAGGAGGAGCCAAGACCACCTGGGACAACACCATCCTGTGTACCTGGATGGTGGCGAAGTTCAAGGATATCCGCATCGGGATGGTCTCCAACACCGACGCCCAGTCGCGGGACTTCAGCAGGGCCATCAAGTACACCATCGAGGCCAATGACGCCCACAAGGAGGTCTTCCCCGACTGTACGCCGAGTTCGTCCAAGTGGACGGACAAGGAGTGGCTCAGATCCGGCAGTCGATGGCATGGCTCCAAGGACGTGACGTTGTTCTCGGTGGGCGTTGGCGGCGCGATCATCAGCAAGCGTTTCGACCTCATCCTGATGGACGACATCCTCGACGAGGAGAACACCCAGTCGGTCGACCAGCGGGAGGCCGTCGAGGTCTGGTTCAAGAAGACCCTCAAGCCCTGCCTGGCTCCTGACGGGGCGGTCGTGGTCATCGGCACCAGGTGGGGCGAGGACGATCTCTACGAGCAGTTCATGCGCCCCACGGTGGATGGCGGCTTCGGCTGGAAGGGCCACATCGTGTCAGCGTTGACCGATGACGGAACGGGCAATCTCACGTCCTACTGGCCTGAATACTGGCCGGTCGAGCGCCTCCTCAAGGAGAAGGAGGAGATGGGGTCGGCCCTCTTCTCATGCTCCTACCAGAACGACATCAGCGGCCTGCTCGAGGGCAACATCTTCCACGGCCCGTTCGACCACTTCCAGACGATGCCGGAGGGCCACAGCTACACCCTCCGCATGGGTGTTGACCTGGCCTCCTCGATCCGAGAGCGGGCCGACTTCACGGCCAGGGCCACGACCGCCGAGGACGTGTGCCAGACGGATTGCTCCCAGAAGGGCGACTTCTTCGTCCTGTCGGCCTATCGCGACAAGCGCGAGAGCCACCATGCCGAGTTCATCTACGACGGCTGGCTGGCCTACCCGAACATCGGTCTCGTCATCGTCGAGAGCCAGCAGTTCCAGTCGACCCTCATCCAGGAAGTGATGGAGACCTATCCCAAGATCCCCATCGAGGGCAAGAAGGCGGATATCGATAAGGTGACCAGGGCTAGGGCCGTCGCGGCGAAGTACGAGGCCCACAAGGTCCATCACCACGTCACGTTGCGCGGATCGGCATTCGAGACCGAGATGCTGTCATTCCCCAAGGGCCACGACGATTTTATCGACGCTTTAGGTTATTCGATGGATCTCGGCGGAACCGATTTCTACTACGGCAGTCTGAAGAGGTAGACGTGGAACTTGAGTTCAGAGACGGGAAGCGAGTCGTACCCGACTACATCGCCGCTCTCCTTGCGGGGGTCGAGACCTTCCGGCTAACCTACGAGGAAGCCATCGAGGAAGCTAACAAGAAGTCTGAGGCTGACTTCATCAACGCCCAGCAGGATCGCATCCTTGCGGCGCACTTTCGGGAGCTTCGCTGATGGGTGTCGTCTCAGATTTCCTCACACGCTCGTATCGGACGAGTCCCAAGAACCTACCGCCCGGCAGCAGCACGCTCATCTTCCAGGAGCGAGGGCGAGTGGGGAAGTCATCGGGTGCCCTGTTCCGCAACTGGGCCGAGCACTCGGAGTGGGTCAGGGCCGCCGTCAACATCCGCAAGGCCCAGGTCAGTTCGGCTGAGTGGGACGTCGTCCCGTTCGACCAGGCCAAGCCGTTCAACGAGGGTCTCCAGGCAGACCTCCGCGACCTGTTCAATCGCCCCAACCTCGCCGTCGAGTCATTCCGGTCGTGGGTCGAGCCGATCCTCGAGGACATCCTGGTCCTCGACGCCGGGACCATCGAGAAGGAGCGCACGCTGGGTGGTCAGGTGTGTGCCCTGCATTCCGTCGATGGAGCCAAGATCCGGGTCAACAACGTCTGGGACGGCGACGAGGATGAGACGCGCTACTGGTGGGTGCCGACGCCCCAGTACGAGGTGCCCTTCAAGAACGAGGACCTCGTCTACATCATGGCGAACCCGCGCACCTACTCGGTGATGGGTCTGTCGCCCCTCGAGACCCTGCGGCTGACCATCGACTCCGAAGTCAACGGTGCCCTGTACAACTCCCGCCAAGTCACCAATGCAGCCCCCGACGGTCTTCTAGACCTTGGCGAAGGTGCTCGCCCAGAGCAGATCGAGGGCTTCAAGTCCTACTGGACTTCCGAAGTGGCTGGCAAGGGAGCGATGGCCTTCATCGGTGGCACGAAGGGGGCGAAGTTCGTCCCCTTCCGTGGTTCCAACCGAGAGATGCAGTACCAGGAATGGCTCATCTACCTGGTCAGGAAGATCGCCGCTGTGTACGGCATCGCTCCCCAGGACCTTGGCCTGACCATGGACGTCAACAGGGCAACGTCAGAGACGCAGATGGAGATGACCGAGGATCGGGGTCTCCGTCCGCTGCTCGCGCTCGTACAGGATTACTTCACGCGGGAGATCGTCTGGGACGAGTCGTTCGGTGGCGACGCGAACAATCTCGCCTTCCGTTTCACTCGGCTGAACATCAAGGAGTCCATGTCAAGGGCCAACATCAACAAGTTGGCGCTCGCCGGCATGCCTTGGAAGCCAGTGAACGAGGCGCGGCTTGATGAAGGTCGGGCACCAATCGGCGATCCCAATGACGAGGACAACCCGTACAACAAGCTCATGGCGAACACGCCTCTGGGTGTCGTCGTTCTCGACGACCTTCCGACGGCGCGTGAGGTGAGCATCGACAACAAGCAGCCCACCACGGAGGCGGGACAGTCGCAAGCTTCCAAGCCCAAGACTCCAGCCAAGTCTTCCTCGGACTAGGGCCTAGCAGAGGAGAAACTACATGGCCGCAACGCTCGTTCTGGCGTGTTCATTCGGGGCAGGCCCGACCGTCACGGACTCCGTGACTGGTATCGACCTGATCTCGGCTGACAACGCCACAAACCTCCTGGCGAACCGCCAGGCCAACCCGATCACGGTCGGCACCAACTCCTACGAGAAGTGGGTCCGGCTCAAGATCACCGCCACCCCCGCCAACTGGGTCCAGAGCTTCAAGGTGTGGTTCAACAGCACCGTGGACACGTCCACGACGCTGAACTTCACCGGGGCGTTCGTGACGTACCAGGTGGGCACCACGGCGGCGTCGACCATCGCCAACGCGAACGCGACGACCTACACCGCCGGCAACAAGGCGGTTTGGGACCTCGCCCAGTACACCGCCGCCCAGACCGGCGCGTACACCAAGTACTTGGCACTTCAGCTCCAGGTCGGAGCGACTGCTGGTCCGGGGAACTGGACACAGCAGACGGTCAACTACTCGTACGACGAAGCATAGCCCTGCGTAGGAGGCTCGTCGGAGGGCCGCAGTCGCGGCATCATGGCGGGCGTAGCATTCACCTCGCGGCGGTCTGGGCTGTCCCCCCTTCCCTGGCCGCCGCGTAACTCCTCATCCGATGTTCGGAGGGAACGTGTCTATCAAAGAGGTCAACCTCGACCAGTCGCTGCGGGATTTC